ACAGCTTTCTTTTGTCCAATTCGATGCGCACGGTCCTCGGACTGTAATCGCTTCTCTAGGTCATATCCGTTAGAATAGTAAATTACGGTGTTTGCAGCCGTCAAAGTAATGCCATAGCCGCCCGTAGAGGGTGTTCCTACAAGGAATCGGCACTTAGGGTCGGACTGAAATTTCTTAATATTGGGCTGTCTTTCATCTTGAGGTGTTAACCCATAATAATCGACCACGGATCCTGGACCATAAACTTTATTAATTTCTTTAATAATATCTTTTATATCCCATTGGTAGTGAGCCCATATAATAGCTTTACCCTCTGTTTCTTCTAATATATCCATTAACTCACTAATTCGGTTATTTGGAATTCTTTGAGTCGTTCCATCATCCGCAGTAAAATGCCCGCATGTAATTTGATGAAGTCTCATTAACTGAGTTAATGCATTAACCGTGGTAACTTGTTTTCCATTTAAAATAGCTAAAGCTTCTTTTCTCATCTGTTGATACAACTTTCTTTGATCGGGAGATAAAGTAATTTGTCTTTTAATAAAAACTTTATCAGGTAGATCAAGACAGTCTTCTTTTAATACACGGTAAGAAAAAGATTTTAATTTATCTGATAGTTCTTCTAAATTTTTAAAACCAGAAACTAATTGAATGGAACGTCCAGATATATGGGCCGTCTTCATAATAGCATATCTAGTTCTAAATGAATAATAAGATTCATGTTCTAAATGAAAAGGATCTAAAAAATAACATTGACTAAATAAATCCAATGGATTTTTAGTGACAGGAGATCCTGTCATTATTCGTCTATATTTAGCTTGAGTGGAAAGTCTAACAATATTTCTAGTTCTTCGTGCTTTAGGATTCTTTATAGTAGTTGATTCATCAATAACCATTAAAGTATCATGAGACACTAAAAACTTAGATGCAAAATCTACTCCTTTGGGAGTACTCAATGCTTCAACATTCATAATTAAAACATGGAGTTCTTCTCCTATTTTAAATAAAGAATCTAATTTTTCTTGTTGACCTTTTGTAATATTTGCTTGCCACAATATTGTCGTATTTTCAACATGGTCTGGAAGATGTGTTGGCAGCTCTTGGTTATACCAAGTGCCCACAACACCTTTAGGTGCAACAATTAAAAGTCCATTTATTTTGCCTTTATCATAAAGCATGGAAGCATTATCAATTAATACTTTAGTTTTACCCGTACCCATTTCCATAAAATAGGCATACGTTTCTTTATTCCACGATTTTTCTAAAGCCGTAAGCTGATGCTCGTAAGGCTTAGTTTTAAATTTATAATTCATACTTCTTTCTATTGACTTCTTATATAGGATAAATTATACATTTGTCAATGAAAGAAAATATAGAATATAAAGATATTAAAACCTCCAAGCCCATTGTTTACGTTATTCAAGAAATTGCGGGAACAAGAGATGGTAGCCCAAAAATAAATATTATGGGAGCAGCTGAATTTGGAACCTTCAAATTTATTTTGCCTGAACTTTCTCAAATTATTTTTTCGCCTGGTCCATTAATTTTTAAACTGAGAAAAGGCTTACAAAATTATACTCCTAGAGATTTTTTATTATTAACGGGTGATCCTGCTATTATTGGGGTGGCCTGTTCTATAGCTTCAGACATAACTAACGGCAAATATCAAGTACTCAAATGGGATAAACAAGAAAGAAAATATTATTCTATTGACATTAATCTACACGAGAAAGGAAAAATAGATGACTAATATAGATTTTGAAAAGGATCAACAAGACGTTATTCAGAAGACAACTAATATTCAATCCTTGGCAGATCAAGTTGAAAGATTGAATAACATGCAGAAAAAACTTGAACGAGAAGAAGAAAATATTAAACAAACAAAAAAAGAATTAAAACATGTTTCTGTAGAAATTATTCCAACTATGATGAGTGAAATGGGTTTGTCTCATTTAAAACTTATGGATGGATCTTCAGTAAATGTTAAACCTGATTATAAAGCCAGCATCACTATAGCAAATAGAGAAGCTGCTTTTAACTGGCTTCGTGACAATGGATTAGGTGATATTATTAAAAATGATATTACTGTATCTTTTGGCAAAAACGAAGAAAACAAGGCGGCAGATTATGCTGCCCTTGCACAAGAGCGTGGGTATCAACCGACACAAAAGTTGAAGGTTGAGCCCATGACTCTAAAAGCGCTCGTCCGTGAGCGTATCGAGGCAGGTAAAGACATGCCAACGGAACTTTTCAGCGTATATGTTGAAAATAAAACAACAATAAAAGGAAAACAATAAAATGACAAAAGAAGGAAACACGACAGAAGTAGAAAAAAGAAAAGGAGGAGCATTAGCAATCAATATGTTTGAAGCTGATGCAGACAAAGGTTCTCAAAACATAACGCAGGAAGATCTTGCGTTACCTTTTTTAAAAGTTTTGATGCCACTATCTCCTGAAGTTAATAAAAGAGATGGTAAATATGTTGAGGGGGCAGAACCTGGCATGATTTTTAACAGCGTCACTAAAGAACTTTTTGACGGTGCTAAAGGTATAAATGTATTACCATGTCATTATCTAAAACAATATGTAGAATGGCAAGATCGTGGAACCAGTAGTGGCTCTCCAGTAGCAATCCATAAAGCAAATAGTGATATTGTGAGTACAACTACTCGCGATAAATCTTTTAAAGATAGATTGCCAAGTGGAAATTATCTTGAAACAACAGCTAATCATTTTGTAGTTGTTTTAGGAGACTCACCGCAAACAGCTTTAATTTCTATGAAATCGACATCATTGTCGGTTAGTAGAAAATGGCTTACAACGATGATGGGTCTTAAACTACAGGGTAAAAATGGCTTATTCACACCACCAACATATAGCCACATTTATAATCTAAAAACTGTTCAAATGACTAACGACAAAGGAACATGGTTTGGATGGACTTATTCTAAAGTTGGTCCGATTGAAGATGCTTCTACTTATAAAATGGCTAAAGACTTCTCCGAAAGACTTACCAAGGATGAAGTACAAGTTAAACACGGCTCTGAAGAATCAAAAAGCGATTCACCTTATTAATCATCTAGCTTGGCTAGATTCCTAGGATTGGGCGTGGAAGCGAGAGTGAAAACGCCCAAGACAAAATTATGAGTATGAAATTAGTGGTTAATAATAAAATGAGTATAGATAAATTTAAAGAAATATTTAAAGGATTAGAACGTGCTCATGGTTGTACTAAAGTAAGTGAACCTGTAGCCGATGGTGTCAAATTAAAAGGCCAATCATTTGTTGTAAGGCAGCCTGTAACAGATGATCTTTGGTTAAAGCATTTAAAAGGGTCTCAAAGTTTAGGAATTATTCCCATTAATGATGATAACCAATGTATATGGGGGTGTGTAGACATTGATTCATACGCAGGCTTTGATCACAAAAAATTAATAGAACAAATAAAACAATTAAAATTACCTTTAATAGTATGTCGCTCTAAAAGTGGGGGCGCACACGTCTTTCTCTTTACCATCGAACCCGTTTCTGCAGAAAGAATGAGAGATAAACTTACGGAGATAAAAACAGCACTAGGTTACGGAGGATCAGAGGTCTTTCCAAAACAAATAAAATTAAAATCACACGATGATACAGGAAATTTTTTAAACTTACCATACTTTAATGGTGATCAATCAACACGATATGCTTTTAAAGGTGATGGAGAAGCAGCAACTCTTTCAGAATTTTACGAATTGTATGATTATGTTAAGCAAAAAGATATTAAAAAAATAAAAATCGAAAGACCTAAATCAGAATATGATGATGCACCACCTTGTATTGAACTTATGTCCATGAACAAAGTTCTTGAAGGAGACAAGGGAGGAGGCAGAGATAATGCTCTTTTTCATTATGCGGTCTATGCAAAAAAGAAATGGCCTAGTGAGTGGAAAACTCAAATAACTTTATTTAATGCTGCTTCGTGTGAACCTCCATACGAAGAAGCAGGTGTAGCAAGAATTATAGCTCAACATGAGAAAAAAGAATGGGGATACAAATGTAACGACGTTCCTATGTGTAATCTTTGTGATAAAAAATTATGTAGAACTAGAAAGTTTGGAATAGGAGATGAAATTGTATTTCCTGCATTGACGGATTTACAAAAAATTAAATTAGAAAAACCTTATTATTATCTTAATGTTGATGGAGAAAGATTACATTTAGAAAATGTTAAATTTTTAAAACAACAAAGTTTATTTCAAGAAGCATGTATGGAACAGTTAGATTTTAAACCACCTACTGTTAAACCTAAAGACTGGGACACCATTATCAATCCACTGATGAAGAACCACGAACCTGTGGAGCCACCAGAGGGTGTAACAACTCCAGATCAATTAAGAAATCATTTAGAAGAATTTTGTTTAAACAGACACATAGGTTCTGATGCTAGTGATCTTAAAAGAGGAGGAGTGTGGTCTAACGGAGGATACCATCATTTTGTGTTCAGTATGTTTTATAGTAAATTTTTAATTAGACAACGATGGGAAATAAATTATCAACGAACCGCACAAATGTTAAAGGATCATTGTAATTGTGATGATAAGAAAAGAGTGGGTAAAGAACGAATTTCAGTTTTTACAGTGAAAGAATTTGACAAGAAAAAAGAAAATTATGAACAAAAAGAATTAAAACCTACGGATGTATTTTAATGAGAACAATAGTATTAGGACCACCAGGTACAGGAAAGACTACAACTCTATTAAATAAAGTTGATAGTTATTTAAAAAAAACAGACCCCACTAAAATTGGTTATTTTGCTTTTACACAAAAAGCTGCGAATCATGCCAGAGATGAAGCCATTAAAAAATTTAATTTAACTGAAGAGGATCTTCCTTATTTCAGAACAATACATTCACTAGCCTTTAGAAAATTAGGACTTAAAAAAGATCAAGTTATGCAATCAAGTCATTACAAAGATCTTGGAAAGAAAATTGGATTTCCAGTCTCGTATGCATCACATCAAGAAGATCATGGTATATTTACTTCTGATAGTGAGTATCTCCAAATAATTCAACTAGCTCAACTTAGAAATATTACACCCGAACAACAATATAATAGAAAAGAACACACTCAGGATTTAGAATTTGATAAATTAAATATTATTTCTAATGAACTGCGGAGATACAAAAAAGAATATAACTTAATTGATTATAACGACATGATTTTAAATTTTATAAAATCAGATTTATCCCCTAAGTTTGATGTAGTATTTATTGATGAGGCTCAGGATTTATCTCCTATGCAATGGGATATGGCAAAATCTATTTGGAAAAAAACCAAAGATTCTTTTATTGCAGGAGATGACGACCAGGCTATCTTTAAATGGGCTGGCGCTGATGTAGATTCTTTTATAGCTTTACAGGATCAGATGATTAATCTTCCATTAACACAATCACATCGAGTACCTATTAAAGTCCATCAAATAGCAATGGGAATTATAAATAGAATTAAACATCGAATTAATAAAACATGGAAACCAAAAACTAATGAGGGTGGTTTGCACAGACATTTTGAAGTTGATTCAGTAGATATGTCCTCAGGTGAATGGTTGGTTTTAGCCAGAACCAAACACATGCTTCAAGACATAGAAGATATTTTATATCGAAAAGGATTATATTATAAAACTAAAAATAAACGTAATTACGAAAAAGATATTCAAGATTCAGCTATTAACTGGGAACACCTGAGAAAAGGACAACCTTTAACTTATAAACAAGTAGAAAAAATTTATGGATATATGTCACCTAATCATGCTGATAAGTCTTCGCTCTATGGAATGACCAAAGGAGCTTTTTACAACATAGACCAGCTAACTAAAGATTTTGGTTTAAGCACAAACAAAGTTTGGTATGAAGCTTTTGATGATGCTGGATCAAGACGTGTGGAATATTTAAGAAAAATGCGAGCGAATGGTGAACAATTAAATAAAGAACCAAGAATAGAACTTTCAACTATTCACGCAGCCAAAGGAGGCGAGTCACAGAACGTAGTTCTTCTTACTGATCTTACTAAAACAACACTTGATGGTTATGAAAAAAATCCAGACGATGAGAGTCGTTTGTTTTATGTAGGAGCAACACGAACTAAAGAAAATCTACACATCATAGAACCCAAACAATATAACAAAGGATTTAATATATGAGCGCATACGATAAGCAAGTCGGAGGATCCCATTATAAAAATATGGAGATGCAGCCAAGTGAATTTATAAACAAGAACAAATTGCTTTTTGCAGAAGGAAATGCTATTAAATATATCTGCAGACACGCACATAAAGGAGAGGTTCAAGATCTAGAAAAAGCAAAGCATTATATAGATATGATTATTGAAAGAGATTACAAAATTCAAACCAAAGACCCAGACATGACTCCTATGACCGAAGAAGAAGAGTATCGTAATGCGGGTATTACTAAAGAAGATGCAGAAAGAACTTACCCTCCAAAAAATTCTTGGGGAATGATTAAACCACCTGAAACATCCAATGCAGATTGGATTAAAGGCTATAAAAAATGGAAGAAAGATTGTCCGCATAACTAATGCAGATACCACTATTTAAACCACAAACCGAATGGTTACCGCCCGAAACATTTCCAGACCTATCTGCGTACGATGAAATTTCAATAGACTTAGAAACGAAAGATCCCGATTTAATTAAAATGGGATCAGGTTCAATTGTAGGTAGAGGAGACGTAACGGGTATAGCAGTAGCTGTTAAAGATTGGTGCGGGTATTATCCTATTGCTCACGAAGGTGGCGGCAACATGGATCGTAAAAAAGTATTAAAATGGTTTCAAGAAGTATTGAAAACATCATCCATTAAAATTTTCCACAACGCCATGTATGACGTGTGTTGGATACGAGCGCTCGGTTTAAGTATTAACGGTAAAATAGTCGACACGATGATTGCATCGGCTTTGGTTGATGAAAATCAAATGCGTTATGACTTAAACAATTGTGCTAAACGATATACTGGAAAAGGAAAAAATGAAACAGAATTATATGAAGCTGCGAAAAGTTGGGGAGTTGACCCCAAGGCAGAAATGTATAAACTACCTGCCATTTATGTTGGTGCATACGCAGAAAAAGATGCAGAAATTACATTAGCACTTTGGCAAGAACTTAAAAAAGAAATAGATCATCAAGATATAAATTCAATTATGGATATGGAAACAGAATTATTTCCATGTTTAGTTAACATGAGGTTTCTCGGGGTGCGTGTAAATGAAGAACTGATATGGCAGGGATACCTAGATCGCAGGCCAAGACTATAAACCTTGGTCTGTTCTATGGTATGGGTAAAAATAAATTACAAGCAGAACTTGGTATATCTAAAGATAAGTCTGATGCATTGTTTAAACAATACCACAACAGAGTTCCATTTGTAAAACAACTGATGGACAATGTTATGCAACGTGCGCAGCAGTCTGGTAAGATTAGAACGTTGCTGGGTAGGTTGTGTAGGTTTCATTTGTGGGAACCGAACCAGTTTGGAATACATAAGTCCTTGCCACATGATGCAGCGCTCTTGGAACACGGACCAGGGATCAAGCGAGCATTTACATACAAAGCATTAAATAAATTGATACAAGGATCAGCAGCTGACATGACTAAAAAAGCTATGATTAATTTACATAAAGAAGGTATCATACCGCATATACAAGTACACGATGAACTTGATATATCAGTTGAAGACCCTGCACATGCAGAAAAAATAAAACAGATTATGGAATCTGCTGTTGACTTAGAAGTACCTAACAAAGTAG